TTCCCATTTATATGGAAATTCAAGTTTTTACCAATTTTTTCTGCAAATTTAATTGCTGCTTCTGCTTGGATTAAATGGTTTTTTAGTGGTCTAATAGAACCGAAACATGATACATCAATATATTCATATTCAAGACAATATTTTTTCACCTTACTTACCATTGGATAAAAATTAGGTAAATATATTATTCTATCATGTTCTTCATTATTAACCCATTTCATTTTAATTTTAGATAGAAATCTAATTTGACTTAACATTTCAGATGAATTAACAGCAATTATAATATTTGGAAGTTCAATATATTTCCAAATCCATTTCATTGCAACACCTTCCATTGATAAAAATGGTAATTGACTATGTAAACGTATAATCCATTTTACTGTTGGATGTAATTTAGTTAAAATTACAAATTTGTCAGGTACAACCCATATAGCTTCAATGATTACATGTGTTGGTTTAAATAATGTAACTTCTCTATCAATATCATTGTTATCTTGAACAACAACAAATTTTGATATAATATCATTCGATTCTAACATATCAACTATATACATCGCTGAATTATATAATCCTGTACTTAATCCTATATGTGTATCACCATAGTTATGTCTTTTCTTTAATATAAATAAAATTCGTATACTTTCATTCTGTTCCATGATTATAACTTTTTTTTTCAAATAAATATATTTTTTCGTAGGAACGTTTAATAGAATTTCTAATATTCCTGGTGCTTAAACCAGTATGTTCTCTTATCAAAAAAAGTATTTTATCTTTTTTTAAGGAACTATCTAAGATAAATAATATTTTCCAATTTTTTAATATATCAATAATTGCATTACCAACGATAATATCATTTTTCTTTAATGTAGATTTTTCAATAGATATTTTTTGTTCAATTTTAGATATTATTTCATTAATTAATAATTCTAAATAATTTGTTGAGTCAGAATCTATCTCATATGAATATTTGTTATCATTTGATAGTTCATCAGCATAATCATCATAATCTAAATTTGTTTTCTTTTCATTGTATGTTTTTCTACCGTGATCTATGAAATAGTTTCTAATAATTGTTTGACAATAACTATATGCTTTTGTTTTATTACCATTTTTTGTAATAGCATTTGGATTAAAACTACACATCTTATCTATTAAATGAACCAATGCATCAGATTCTACTTCATATAAAGTGTAATTTCCAATGTATATTGGATATATTCTTAATATGGATTGAATCATTATTTTAAATGGTTCTTTTAATACTTTATTATAAATGTTATTTCTTTCTTCTAAAGAATCAGAATTTATGAAATTAATTACAGCTTGTTCTTCTTTCCCACTAAAATAATGACCATTCGTTTTTTCCATTATATTATAATTAGTTTTATTTTATGTTACTTACTATTTTTTTGTGTGTACTTAATTAAACTAAAGATAATACCAACAATACCTATCAATGTCATTATAATCCCCCATGCTTGATTTTGATTCCATGACAATAACACCATTGCACCTGTTGATGGAACAAGGGTGTTTACATTACCACCGATAGATTTAAGAGTATCAATAATCCAAATCCAATATACACAAATTAAAATTGCAATTTCCATAACTTTTATTTGTTATTTTGATTATGTTTATTAAAATATTCATCAATACCAATTCTAAGTAGTTTTCTACAAGTCTGTTGTATATTAATTTCTTCTAAATCTGATATTTTAATAATATTATCTTTTATAGATTTTGAAACTTTAAATGCGTTTATTTTTTCGGTCAATTTTTCCATATTTAATATTTTTTTATATAAATACTTTACGATTTCAAAAAAGTAGTATTTTTTATAATAAAAGACAAAAAAAAATATTTTTTATCATTTTTTATCATAAAAAAGGAAATAAACTATGTTTTATCATTTATTATATCATTATATAACATTATATAACAAATGTTTGTGTATTTCTATAAAACTTTAAGTATTTATTGATGGATTCGAAAATGATGTGGTACCATGGAAATATACATCATATATAATCAACAAAAAAAAATATATTAATAATGGAAACAACATTAACAACAAGTGGAGCTGACTTCGGTGGAGGTTACGGTGATATGTACGGTAATTTAATTAAAGACAACAGTGATACAGCAAGACAACAAGCATCAGATGCAACGTTATCAAATGCTATATTAACTAAACAAATAGTTGATACCGCAGATAATGCAACTATATTAAGTGCGCTTCAAACTAAACAAATTACAGATGATGCAGCTAATGCTTCAATATTGAATTCGCTTCAAACTAAAAATATCACTGATCTTGGTGCAATTAATTTGCAACAAATGACTCAATTTGAAAGAGATCTTCAAAATAGAGTTGCTGATTCTCGTTGGTTTGTAACTAAAGAAGTTCATGAACAAGCTGATTTAATAACAGCAAGACAAGCTGATGCGTTTGTTGATATTAAAAATCAATTACGTGGTATTGAATTAGCACAAGTTGCTACAACTGCTGATGTAAAATATGCTGGTTTAGTTAATACTAATGCTATTCTTCAACAAATGGCAACTGATAAATACGATTGGGCTAAAGATAAAATTGACGCTCTTCGTGAAAGATGTGAACATGAAAGATATGATGGCGCATTTGGTCTTTTAAATTATCAACAAGCTGATTTGAAACAAATGGTAAATTCTGTTGACCAACAACAAAGATTTGCTTCTAAAACAACTCAATTTGGAACTGGTAATACATCAGGAACTAACCAAACAGCTAATCAAGGTTGAGGTGAATACCTGAATTTAGACGATTTTAATAATGGTGCAGTTAATGTATCAGGAATTAACACCAATGGTAAAAGTGAAACTACTGGAAACAGTAGTTCCACTGAACCCATTATAACAAGTGATTTGACTATAAATAATGGTGTTGTAAATAGTAATTATGATAGCCAATTATCAAAGACGGCTTGGGATGATGATGATGATGATGTTGTTATTGATTCTGATAATGAAAATCAAGTTGTTGCTAATAATAGTGATGTTGTTGTGAATATTACTAATATTACTAATATTTATAAAGATGATGATAGTGATGAAAATCATGAAGTTCAAGTTAATAAAAATAGTGAAATTGTAAAAAGTGACAATGAAAATAGTAACGAAAAGGGTTTGACAATTTATGATAAAAAAAAGACAAAAAAAACATCTAAAGGTGTGAAGTCGATTCTATCGGTGATGGGTATCTAACCAAAATGAAACAATGAAGGGTTGCAATATTGCAACCCTTTTTATTTTGTTTAAAGTATTTTTTATAGTGCCATAATAAAGAATGATGTACTTGGACTTTGACCTTTAACTTGTTCAATTGTTTTATCTAATAAATCTTGTCCTTGTGAAATAATGTCTGCTGGATTATATGCAAAACCACCTGGTAGATTGAAGGTGACACGTTGTAATAGTTCACCTAAACGTTTTCTACTATATCCAACTACATAATCTTTAAATAATTGTGAATTAAATAATTCATCTTGTTCTATTCTTAAATAAACTTCTAACATTAAATCATTTTTAACTTCACCAAGTAGATGTAATCTATGACTTTCAGGATTAAATGCATATTTATTATATAGTTTTGCTAATTTATTTATTTCACTACTAAATGCACTTAATATTTGTCTATAAACACCTAATTCACCAACATTCGTAACAAATGATGTAAGATAAGGTTGATTAGTTACACCAAAGTTTATTGATAAATTTGGAGCTTGTACACCTATTCTAAATAATGATGGGTCTGAAATATTATAAATTTTAACTACATTTTCGCATTCTTCTGGTAATATAATATATCCGTTTGTAGTAAATTCATCAGTGTTTATAACTCTTCTATCTAACTTATAATATGATTTAATAAGAGCCCATTGATAATTTTTATAAAACCATTGTAATGTATGGTCTTTTATTATACGTGCAATTTCTAAATCAGGTAAAATTTTCGGCATTAATCCACTAAAAGTTAAATCAGCTTGAACATAATCAACTAATTGTTCTATTGTAAGTTTATTATTATTTACTTGTGAATTTTCATATCCATCACCTTCGTATTTAACTTGTGCTTTATCATCTGAATTAAGGTAACTTTCACCACCAAGACTTCTAACTACTCCCATTTTTATATTTCTTTTTTATTTATATATTTTTTTTTGATATTGAAAAATAATATATAATAGATGTATTATAATCAAATAACAAAAGAAAGAACAATATATCCATATCGCTTTAAAACTGAACAAGAATTTGAAGCAGATTATGGTGAAAATTGGACAGGTAATTTGGAACATAGTAGTTGGAATTATAATAGAATGCGTTATTTATTAGGAACAACACTTGAATTTAATATGGATTCCATTAAATATTTATTTGGTGATGGTAGTAGAAGATTATCAGTTTATGATTTAACACATGAAGAATGGTTAGTATCAGATAGTATGATTAAACCTAACCTGAATATAGATTTTGATAACTTATACAAAACAAAAAAATTAGTTTATGAAAATAAATTACTTAAATTTAATAATTTTAATAAATGAAATATATAAATGAAATAACTAATGAAATAACATTATACCCATATAGGTTTAAAACAGAAGAAGAATTTATTAAAGTGTTTGGTAACACTTGGACAACTGATGTTTCTTGGGGTGTACCAGGGATGGATTATCTATTTGGTATGGATTTTGAATATAGTACAGATAAAGAAATAATACAAGAAGAATTTAAAAATACTAACAATATATTTAATGATATAGAATTTATAAATATACCTAATTCGGGTTGGACGGCATGTAGACTTATGTTAAAACAAAACAAAGCAAAACCTGTTATAAGTACGTACACAGAAAACCCAACTAATAAATTAGTATATGAAAATAGAATATTAAAATTTAATAATTTTAGAAAGTGAAATATAAAAATACAATATCTGGTGAAATAACATCATATCCATATAGATTTAAAAAAAGAAACGAATTTTATAATGAGTATGGGGAAGATTGGAAAGTATATGTTGGTTGGAATACTTTTGATGAAGGTATGAATTATTTATTCGGTAAAAATTTTGAATACAGTGTTGATACTAATATTATAGATAATGAATTCAGTGAAAATAATAATATGTATAATGGTTTAAGTTATTTAAGAATACCTAATTCAGAATGGTCTGCAACTGAACGTATGTTAACACTAAATACAAAGATACTTGATATATATAATTATATGGATACTAAATTAGTGTATGAAAACACAGTAATAAGGTTTAGTAATTTCTAAAAACAAATAGTTATGAACACTGCTTTCATAATATATAAATATAAAAATAACATTATTAATGATTGAAAATGATTTAAACGGTGATAATATATCATCTGAAAATAAGGTACCAAAAGATTTTGATTGGAAGATTTATTTAGAATTAAACCCTGATGTTGCACTATATAATTTTTATAATTCAGAATACGGTGCAATGTATCATTGGAAGACTTTTGGTTATACTGAAAAAAGGAAATATAAAAAAGTTATTGTTAAGTCATTAACGAAACCCATACCGAAACTAATAACAAAATCAACAGTCATTAAAAAGGATTCACCTAAAACTAAACATATTGAATGTATAATATCAAGTGAGATGGATGCAATTAATCCATTTGAACCAATTAAAAAAATGATAATTGATATTTATTCAAAAATTTCAGAATACGATAATTATTTAGTTATATTAGGATATAATAAGATGAATATGAGTATTTCAGATTTTAAAAAGAAATATCCAACTAAAAAAATAGTTATTTATCAATTAGAACAATTAAATGATTGTAATAGTCATTGGTATAACACAAAAAGTGAAGATCCATATATAATAGAAGCAACAAATTCAAATAAGAAGAAGTTAAAGAAATGTGATGAAATATGGGATTATGATTTAGATAATATAAAATTCTTAAAATCGGAAGGGTTTAAGAATGTTAAATACATTCCTTTACAATACAGTGAAGCATTATTAAAAAAAAATAAAATAAAAAAACCTAAATATGATATTTTATTTTTTGGTAGTTTAAATGATAAGCGTTTAAAATATTTAGATATTTTAAGTAGTAAATATAATATTTGTATAATAGCACCTAAAAATGAAATTAATAGATACACTAAAACATACCCTAATTTAAAAAAACAAATGATAGAATCTGTTTATGGTGATGAACTATTTAGTTATGTTTTTGATTCTAAAATAATAATAAATCTACACTATTATGATAGTAATATACAAGAACAAGTTAGAATTTTCGAATTATTAATAAATAATAAGTTTGTCTTATCTGAAAAATCAAAAAGGAATACATATGAAAATATTATTTATGAATTCAATGATGAAATTGATATGGTAAATAAAATAGATTTTATTCTGAAATTTGATATTTGGAAGAAAGGTAATATATCAGATAAGTTTAAAAATTTAAGTAATATAAAATTACAACACACTGCAAAAAAAAGAATATTAGTAACAACATCATCATTTGGACAACCTTTAGATTCAGAATGGGTTAATCAAATAACTAACAATGATATAGAAGTTGTATTTAATAGAGTTAGTGCTGATGTTAAAGGTATATCATCTAAAAGTGATTCAATGTTACCAAGACTAAGAGCAAAAACAGAACGAATGATTATGTGGGATTTACAACCAAATTATGATTATTATGTTTGGTTAGATTCATCTTTTTCAATACTAAAAGAAGATTCAATACAATGGATTGTTGACCAATGCACAGATGAAGTTGATGCTGTTTTTTTCAAACACAGTGCAAGAAAATCTGTAAAAGAAGAATTGTGTTTTGTAATGGATCAAATAACAACAAATAAATATTTAAAAAATAGATATTACAATGAACCACTTGTTGAAGAAGTTAATAGTTATTTTTTAGATAGTGACTTTAATGATACATTTTTAATAGAAGCTGGTCTTTTCATATACAAAAATAATATAGTGGAAAATAAAGAATATAATATGATGAAGGAATGGTTTTATAATAATTGTAAATGGTCTATATTAGACCAATTAAGTTTACCTTATTTATTACAGAAATTTAAAATAAAATTCAAATTTTTTGAAACAACTATATATGATAATCCGTATTTTTATTTTAAACATTGGGAAAAATAATATCGAATTTTAATATATAAATATATGAAATATTATAATCCAATAACAAAAGAAGAAACTTTGCATCCATATCGCTTTAAAACTGAAAAAGAATTTGAAGAAGAATATGGTGGGAATTGGACAGGTTTAGTTCCTCAATCATGGAGTTATGGTGATGACGAAATGAATGTATTTTTTGGTAAGAATATTGATTGTTCTGATGAAGAAATTAAATTATTATTAGGGGAACGAAATGAAAGTGTTAGGATATATGATCCAATTTATAATAACACATGGTATATATCAGGTGCAATGATAACACCAAATGGTCTAAATCCTAATTTTGAAAATTTATATAGACCAAAAACTAATATTTATGAAGGTATACTAAAATTTAATGAATATAAAAAGGGGAATAATTAATTCCCCTTTTTTATTATTTAGTTTCTTTCTTTTCACTTTCTTTACGATAATCATCCATAAGTGTTTCAGAATTGAATGACATACTATCTGCTGAAACACTACTTCTAAATACAGTAGATGCATAATTAACACCCCTATAAGCATCAGATAAACCTTTACTATTATTCGTAAAGGAATAAGAATTACTTGTTGAAATACCCATTATTTCTGCTGTTAAAGATGCATTTTCATCCGCACCTAAAAAGATAAATTCCCAATTGAATTCCTTTTTCATTTCAGTAATCATTTCCTTTATCTTAACATTAGTATATTTTTTACTTGAATTTTCAGCACCATCAGTAAGTATTATACATAAAGTTTTTATTGGTCTTTCTTCTAATGGTAAATTACCTAATTTATCTATTTCTTTATCAATCGTGTATCCAATTGCATCATACAATGCTGTCATACTTGATGGTTTGTAATTATTTTTGTCTAACAAGTAGCAATTCTTTACATCCATATCTTCGTATAATGGTTGATATTGACTATCAAATAAGATAGTTGATACTAATGCATCACCGTCTAAACTTTTTTGTTCTATTATAAATTCATTAAAACCATTTATTGCTGTTTCAATCATAGAATTCATTGAACCTGATTTATCTATTATATTAATTATTTTTATATATTCTTTCATTTTATTATTGATTATTTTTTTATTAAATTTTGGTACCGCACTTTGGACAGAAGTTATATTTAGCATTCCTGATTCGATAACCACAATCAGTGCAAAATTCACGGATTTCAATATCTTCTGATTTTTCAGATACTGGTTTTAAACTATAAATGATTTCGTGAAATGGTACTGAATAGAATTCAACTTCAACTTTTTTAAAGTTTTGTGTAGAACTGTTACCTTTTCCAACTCGACCTGTTTCTTTCATCCTACTTTTAGGTTGATAAGATTTAGTTTTTACTTCTTCATCTGAATTAAATACTAAATTATCCATTGATGTAGTTGTATAAGTAGCGTTTACAGGGTTGGCTGTTGTACATGTACTCATATCTAAATTACCAGATTTTAAATTATTTGTTGATGAAAGTGATGTAGTATTAAATACATTAGCATCATGTAAATTAAGTGTACCCGAATTTGAAATAACTGCTGATAAATCAACATCATTTGTATATACACCTGGTGTTCTATACAATTGATTGTATCCACCTGTGCTATTAAATGGTGTAGTAGTAATAAGTGCTTTGACTTCTTTAAAGAATTTAATAGTAACTATTCCGTTTTTAGCTACTGCATTTTGTGCAGCAGAATTACTTGAATCATAATTATATGTTTCAAATAACATTTTCTTTTGGGTATCAATGAAACGGTCAATTGTTACATCTTCACCAGGATTTAAAACTAAATAAGAAGTTGAGTTTTCACCATTTAAACCAATTTGTACACCGATTTTTTCACGGAGTGGATTAAATAATCTAATTTGAAATTCATTACCATCATTTAAATAAATGGTATTGTCTTTGTAATTTTTAAGTTCATCTAATGAACCTGTTCGGGGATTTTTCGCAAGTACGATGCCAGAAGGCATACCATCTTGCATGAGATAGTGTGTCATAATTATAATTTTTATTTTTATTTTTATTTTGCAAATTTTTTCCTTACATCGCTATAAGTCCGAAGTCAGTGAGACTCAAAACCAACAAAACCAAAATTATACTACTATATATTAAAGTTTATAGTTCAACTTTTAATTAATTCATCTTTTTTTACAATTGTTTCATCTGTTTCTTCTAAATTAGGGAATTTTTCACCATTAATTATTCTTAATTCGATAATTATATTATTTAAAAATCCAAATAGAAAACCTAAAATTATTGATATAGATATATTTACCAATAAAAAATTAGCACTAAATAACCACAAAGGTAATAATAAGATATAAGTTGGTATAGAATATGCTAACCATGTAGTTAAATTAAATTTCAATCGTTTTGGTAGAGCTTTCCACCATGTACTTAAATTTTTCATAAAACTTTTTATTTATTATAGTTTAAAATAACTAAAAAGTTTAATATTATTGTATTCTGAATTATTTAACATAGATAAAATTATATCATTATTTTATCTATTTCTGTTCTGTCCATATTTATTTCATTAGTTTATCATAACATGCTTTAATAACCTTTGCATCCCAAAGTGCATTATGTTTTTGTTCACCTTCTTTCATTTCACCATATTCTTCCCTTGAAATATCAGGGTCTATATCCTTGATTTTCAACAAAGTACAAAGATCAAACGGGATGTAATATATGTTTTTAGGAATTGAAAAAGCACCACCAAATATTTCATTGAATAAAACCCAATCATATGATAAACAATCTGACCAAATTTCTATTTCATCAAATTGTTCTAACCATTTTATTAATAACTTTTTTATTTCTTTTGTTGAACCTTTGATATTATATTCTTTTTCACCTGTATATTCAGGTAAGAATTTATCAAAACTTTCCATTGTTAAATTTTCTATAACGTTATCTTTAATCCATTTATCAACTTGTTTTTCATCATAGTCATTAAATTCAGCATAAAAAGTTTTGTTATTATCAGATATAATACCAATTGATATTAGTGTTGTATTTTGATGTAACCCCGAAAATTCAGTATCATAAAAGAGTGTTGTCATAATTTAAAATATTTTTATTTTATATATTTTAAAATATGTGTCCATAAAAAAAGCTGAATATTATTCAGCTTTTTTTAATCTAATAAGTTTCAACTTTCGTTCTATATCATTTGCAATCATTTTTACTTCTTCATCACTTGAATTTAATAATGCTTTATAAAGTGATATAATTTCGGATTCACCTTCTATTTTAGAATTACTAATAGGATAAATACATTCTACTCTTGTTTGTCCTTGTTCAATTGGTAAAAATATCCGTTTAATATTTTTATTATTAACGTCTGCAAATGTTATATCTGATTCTGCTATAAGATTACCAAAACTATTTTGTGCTTGTACTCTTGATAAACCAGAAACATTTATATAAGTTACAATTATAATAAGTTCTTTATCTTCCATTTTAACATAATTCTTTTTTTAGTTGTTCTAATTCTTTTTCTAAATCATTTAATTCAAGATTAGCTTCCATCATCATCTTTTTATAACGCTTACGTTCTTTAAAGATATCACCCATAACATTTTTAACAATACCATCTTCATTTTTAAATACAGCACCGTTCAATGTAACAATATCATCTACTTCCAATAATATTTTATGACCATTAAAGGTAGAATATACTTCTTGACCACTTCTTAATTTAAGAATCATATCCATTACATTTTTATTTCGGTCTTTTATAATATTACCTTTATAAGAATCTGCTGAAATATTAAATTGTCTAATAGTTGTTGGATAAAGTGAAGAGAAGTCATAACAACTTGTCCACTTTGACATTCCTACAATTGGATCTTTTACCCATCCACCTTTTACACCCATTTCTTCACTTGAATCTACTCTTTTACCTTCTTCACGTGCAAATACTACATTCTTTTCATCTTTAAATTTCTTACGTAAAATACCTTCTGTTACTGGAATTGTACTGAATGAATCTATAATACGATTACGTGATAAAGCAGATATACCATAAAGAATATCAATATATTTCATTTTATAATGAATTTGTTGAACAAGTATTGAGTCAATAGCATTATATAACACAAACTTATAATAATCATGGTCATGTAGATATTTTAAGTTACCTTCGTAATTTACTTTTTGAACACCTAACAATGCATCTGACACGAAGTTTAAGCTACTTGATTCCTTAACCTTAACACTTGTATCATATTTTTCATATAGTTCCATATAATCGACTACAACACGATGCGCTGGTAATTCTGCTTTTGAAGTATCTAAATATGATTCTCTTAATACACCTGTAAAAGATGCAATAGTTGGATCAATTCCTAATTTTCGTGCTCTATTAACTAAGTAAACCCAATCATATTCTACAAAATTCCATCCAGTAAGAATGGGCATTTTTGGTATCATTACTTTAAACAAGTTCAATAACATATCATATTCACTTTCGTAATATTTATACATGAATTTATAATCAGTATTATATTTAGAAAAGTAATTATTCATATCATCTTCCATTGATTCATTATTATCACTTGAAAACTTCTTTGTACCAATAATTAAAACTTTATCTTTATTTACAATAGAAATTGTTTGAATTTCACCTTGTGCTAATTCGGGTGCAACTTTTTCACCTACTATTTCATTTTCAATATCCATGAAAAAAACATTAGCATCATTATATTCAAATATCTTTTCTTGTTCTTTAACATCTAAGCTACCAATAAAATCGTAAATTGAATTTCTATTTGGTCTTGATGTATATATTTCTTTAACTGCTTTACCATCCCATGTGGTAAATTTTCCTGATTTATCCATATCTTCATCACTACAAACAACAAATTTTGTTGGGTTGTTCCAAGGATAATATTCTATTTTAATAATTCCATCATTGTTAATATAACTAACAACTAAATTTCTATTGCGATATTCATAGTCTACCAACATATTTAATCAAATTTATTTTTTATTTTTATATTTCTATTTTTAATATCTTCTTTAATTAGGGTTTCAATATATTTAGATCTATTAACAGTTTTATCTTTAATATGTTCTTCTAATTTATTTAATAATTCAGTATTAATTGTTACACCTATTGATGGTTTTTTTTCATCATCAGGTAGTTTATTTCTTGCCATATAATAATTATTTTTATATTTTATATTCAAAAATGTTATATTTGTTTTAATTATTTTAAAGTATTAGAAAAATAATTCAAAAATGACTGTTTTTGACTTTTAATAATTAATATATACTATAAAAAGAAATAAGTCTATGAAAAGAAAAATAACTAAGACCAAAATTACAATTTCTATTGATGCTGAAATAAATAAAATAATAACTGAATTATTTAATAATAAATCTGAATATGTAGAATGGTTAATAATTAAAGATTTAACTGCTAATAAAGTTATTGGTTTGGATAAAATAATAATATAATATGCGTAAAAAATTAACAAAAGATGAAGTAATTAAATTATTTAATATATCTCATGGTGATAAATATGATTATTCTTTGATGATATATAACAATTATGATGAAAAAATAAAAATAATATGCAAAGAACATGGTTCTTTTGAACAATCACCAAATAATCACATTAAAAATCATGGATGTCCATATTGTACCAAAAATAAAAAATATACAACTAATGAATTTATTATTAAATCTAAAGAAATATTTGGTGAAGATAGATATGATTATAGTTTAACTAATTACATAAATTCACATACAAAAGTTAAAATTATATGTAAAGAACATGGGCAATTTGAAAAATCACCAAATAATCATATTTCAAAGAGACAAGGTTGTCCTTATTGTAATGGATCGTTAGGTGAAAATAGAATAGGAATATATTTAGATAAAAATAATATTTTATTTCAAAAAGAAAAAACTTTCAATAAATGTATTGATATTAAACGTTTAAGATTTGATTTTTATTTATCTGAATATAATACATGTATTGAGTTTGATGGTAAACAGCATTACATTATAAACCACATTTTTGGAAATGAAGATGATTTTAAATCTGCACGAAAACGTGATAAAATAAAAAATGAATACTGTAAAAATAACAATATTCATTTATTAAGAATTTCATATAAAAATTATAATAAAATTGAAGAAATATTAACTGATTATTTATTAATAAAAAGAACCGAATCAGGTAGCGACACTTAATTCGGTTCAAAATGGTCGTAACCACAACGATCCTAAATCGTATTTCCTAATTATGTTAATGTTATACCATAACCTATTTTTTTCAAGTCCTTTTTAAGACCATTTATGTCATTTACCCCATGTTTTTTCAATATATCTTCAAGAGATTGTTCTTCTTGTCTATGTTTAAGTTCATATTCTAACTGACCTTTAACATAATATTCTACATCTATATCATTTGGATATTTATCAACAACTTGTTGTAAATCATCAGTTGTCATTAACATTTTATCCATTAAATCACCAACTTCATCTGCTAAATCTGCTCTTGATGGTTCATCACCTTGTTCATATTCAGATTCATCATATTCTGTAATTTTTTTCATACCATCATAAAACATTTTTGTTTTATCAATTCCTACAAGTGGGTTTATTTCTTCATTAATTATATATTCATTAAATTTCTTAATCATAATATTTTATTTTATTTTATTTATTGTTATTATTGAAATCGCTTACAATTTTAACAGTTGCATAATCTTCATCATCTAACGCTTGGTCAATTATTTTCATACGTTGTGAAGGTGAAGTTTTACTTTTTAAATATGTATATACTTCTGAACTACTCATAGATTTTATTTTCTTAATATCTTCTACTGGTCCGTTTACTATTTCAGATTTTTCTTGTGGTTTTTGTTTCCATGATTCTGGTTCTTCTTCTTGACCTTGTGGTGCATAACCTTCATCATCAAATTCATCATATTTTTGTACAAAATCACCATCGCCTTTATAGCTATCTTCGTAATCTTCTTCACCATTTATATCTTCAAGAATTTGTTCTACTATTTTATTTTTAACCATAATAAAATCTGCTTTAACCATTTCTTTATTTAATATAAAATAAATTAAATCAATAAATACATCAGCTTTTAAACCAGCCATTTTACCATAAACAAATTCTTTTATATTTTTAATACTTTTTGTTTGCCCTGAATATTTTCTATCAAGAAATCCCATTACATAATCTCTAACATCTGCTGCGATATAAGGACCAAATTTAACATCTTGGTTTTCATCTGCAAATGATGCAGTTGCATCTTTAATAGCTTGTGCTAATTCGGGATCATCTGGAATTGAATGTGCCATGATTAAACTATAAACACCTTTAATTGTTTCGTGTATTAACATTTGTAAGTCTAATGCTCTTACTTTGATAACAGGAACTGTTTCACCTTCTTCATTTTCTTCATAATCAGTATCAGATACATTTGACATTTCAGGGTGTTCCTTCATTGGTTCTTCCATATCAATACCTTCTTTCCAATCAAACTTTTTATTTATATTAAAAAATTCAACCAAATATTCTAAATAATTTGGATCAATTTTATCTATTGCATCCTTTTTATAATACATTAAGTTTTGAACATTTTGAGCTTCACCTTGCATTATATTATTTAATACTTTACTTTTATCTATTTCTTCATCAGGTGCTACAACTTTTTGACCAAAATCAGGTGATGCGGGTGACTTAAAAGTTGGTTTTTCTTCTTTATTCTTATCGTTTGTCTTTTCTTTCAATAATTTATCGACCATTTGCATTTGGTCATTATCACCAGGTCTAACAATTTTTATATCTAATTTAACACCATCTAATATATCACCATATTCATCTAATATAATTTGTTTACCGATTTCAGTTAATTTTGCTTCATTACCGTATTGAATACGCATCATATTATGAAACAAGAATCCTGCTCTTTGCATTTCTCTACCATTTGGACCTGTTGTACCAAACGTTTCTTTACCAAGTTTATCTATTCCTTCTAAATATGCGGGTGGAACACCTAAATTAGTTTCTATATCTGCTTCGAATAATTTACCGAATTTCTTTATTTCCATTTTATTTCTTATATTTTTTTCTTAATAAGTCTTGTACAACTTTAATATTCTTAGATAAACCTAAGAATTTATTTGCTAATTCAATATCTGTCATAGCATTTGGACCAGGTAAAACAGATGGTCTATCTTTTCTAAGTGGTGATGCTTTTCCTGGTGCTTTTTTAATATCTGGTTTAACTGTTGGTCTTACAACGGGGTCAGCAATTGCACCTTCTTGTATGTTATCAATATCAAAATATTCATCAAATTTTTTAATCTTACTCATGTTAAAATTTTTCTTTTATTTATATATAAAAATATAATTTGCAATAATTTATATATAAATAAAAAAATGTTACAATAATGAAAAATATTAATAATTCGGATGAAATTAATGAAAGTGGAATGCTTAGACAAGATTCAAAAAAAAGATGGGAAAAATTATATAATGATATTAAAAAACAAGGTGGTGACATTGGTGATAAGGTAAGAAGAGATCAGAAAACTAAAGAAGATAAAGAACCAAATTGTTATTACATGAATAATCCTTGGGATGGTAAAAGACATGTTGATACATATGAAAGTTTTTGTTTGAAAGAATCGAATAAAGTTAAATCATTGGAAGATATGTATACAAGTAGAGAAGGTAGTGGTATTGATTTAGATGATGATAGGTGGATTAAAGGAACAAAAGATGATATGTTAAGACCAATGTTTAACAATCACCCTAATAAAGCTGATAGATATCCAATAGATATATTAACTATTGGTAAAACTATAAAGATAGATGGGGTAGAAGGTGTTATTAACAGCATTAAAAATCAAGTATTAGTCCTTGACATTATTAATAAAGAAAATGAACATGAATATAAAGAATATGATTTAGCTAAAGTTCTTAAAAAATTTAAAAAGGATGATGAAAAATAAATTAATATTAGAATTTAATAAGTTTATAAATTATGATGAACAATCAGAATATATTATTGTATATGAAAATCCATTATTTATACACGATGATAATCAAAATATTTACGAATTAGAAGATTTTGATACAAAAGATGTAGATTGTATGATGAATGAACTTATAAATGATTTTAATGAAAATTCATTAGTAGATTATATTGATGATAGTGATATTGAAAATTCATTTAGAATAAAAAGTATTACTGCAACTATTTATAATGTAAAAAATAATACATTTAATATTGAAGTAAGAATTAAAGGTGAACCATCAGAAGATGATATTGTAGAAATTATGGATTATATAGAAGGTCAATGTTCAGATGGATGGGGTGAAAATTTTGAACAGACTGAAATTACATGTAAAAATAAAAGTTATTTTATATCAGCATGGTCAATAAAAGATAAAGAAAAAAAGATTAAATTTATAAAAAAAGAAAAGATAAATATATAAAACAAAAAAGGTGGTATTTAAACCACCTTTTTTTATTTAACTTCTATTTCATCAACGGGTAATGCACCCATTCGTTCAGCTTCTTTTTCATTTGCTACCACATCTAATGCAGCACCCCAAATTTCCCTATCAGCTTTAATACGTTCAATTACAATACTATATGCATTAAACAATTTATTAAATTGTGCGATTTTATACAACACGTTTTTGAATAAATCATAATCATTTGTACGACCTTTTACAGTATAACCTTTAATAAGGTGATGTAAAATTAAAATCTTTTTGATATCAACTACAACAGTAAATTCACCAAGTGATTTATTTTCTTCTGCTTGTTCTTGAACACCATACCATAAGTTATTCATAAATTCAGCATAATTAAATACTTCATCCGCATTATAACTAATTTCACGTGTTAATGCTTTATCTACAAATTTAAATTCATTAATTGATAAGGTGAAATTAAACTTCATTTCATTAACATATTGAATATAAGAATTCAATAAATAATTAGAAATAGCATAAATTTTATCAACATCCGCTAATTCCAAATCTTTCACGATTGGTTTATTTGGGTCATAAGTACGAATAAAATTTTCTACTTTCAATCTTCTTTCTTCTAATCCTGTAACAAATTCTTCATTTATAAATTTACCTGATTGGTCGTTAATAACATTTTCTGCTTCATCGTTTTTTAAGCTATTGTTTCTAATAGCAATTTGTTCCAATGCAGAATAATATTCATTAATATCAATCCCTTTTTCTGTGAATACCATTGTTTCTAATTCACCTGCTTTTTCTAACGCAGCTTGAAATACTTCTTTTTCTGACATTTTTTTAATATTTATTTTTTATTGTGCGGTTTCATCAACATTTTTTGATTCAACCAATAATCTTTGTGTTTCATATGCACGTTCTACCTTTTCATATGAAAATTTCTTAACCAAACCTGTTGTTGTTTTTAAACCAGGTTGTTTAATTTGAATAGTACCTTTTTCTAAATTCATATGGATTTTGTCAATTTCTTGTTCAAATAAGATTTTGTTTATTTCTTCATCCATTTTATTATAGAAATCTTCATTTACTGTAACTAATACTTCTGCATTTAGTAATACTGCAAGGTTATCTGCTAATTTTTTAATTTCAATAACTTGTTTTAATTTATTATTTGCTTGAAATTTGTATTTAACATTAAGTGGAAATACAAATTCCTTTTCAAGTACTTTGAAGAAATCAATTACATCTTCATCTAATTCGTAAAATTGTTCTGTTTTTAACATAATTTTTAATTGTTTTAATTGTTATTTATTATCTATTCTATTTAATTTAAATATTCTTGTTATAAGATATATTACTAAAGATGCAATAAGTCCAAAATATATTGACCTAATTTCGTAATTTACTAAATAAAAAGTCAACGTAGTTAAAATTGTTATTGTTGACCATAATAAAATACTTGCTATTTTAGCAGTATCGAAATACTTGAAACGAAAAGCAACACCAATTTGTTTATCATTTAACTGTTCTAATTCGATTAATGCAACTAATTCTTGAATACCTAAATTAAATAAGGTTTTTTCTAATTTTTGATTATCTTTTTGAATTAGATTATTGAGAAAGACATTACCATATGTTTTTATGTCTTCTAATTCACTATCTGATAATGTATATGTTTTATATAATCTATTTACCCAATCTATTTTAACATTGTGGTCATTATATAATAATTCTCTATTTTTATGTATTGTTCTTCTGTAAAACAAATACCAACCAATATTTCTAAACATAATAAGCATTATTTTTACTACTTATATATCATAATTTATAAAATGTTTGAAATAAAATAAAAAAAACATCTAATTTCTTAGATGTTTTTTATTTTGGTTAAAAATATTATCTTACTGGTGATTCAGCTTTTGATAAATCAGGTGTTTTCATTGGTGTACCCCCCATAACTTCAATCATTTGGTCCATCTTTTTAAGCATTTGGTCCATTCTTTCTGTTATTGCTTTGTGATCCACTCTTAATGGTTCTGATTTACCTATTCCTTTACTTGATGAAACTTTACTTTGGTCATTCGAATCAGTTTTTGGTAAAAATGAATCAAAAACTGATTTAATAGAATCAAATATACCTGTTTGTTGTTGATTTCCTTGATTTGAAATTGAATTAACTGCATTTTGTAGCATACCTTTATTTGTATCTAAAGATTTAATAACTACATCTAATCTTCCTGTATCAACAACTGATAAGAAATTAATGTTTGCACTTAAATTTGATAGTTTATCAATACCCGATTGACTTAAATCAGCAAAACTGTATGAAATATTTTTAACAGCTTCCGCAAAATTATTTAAAGAATCTATTTTCTTTTCATCTATATTTTTACTAATATATACGATTACTTTAGAAAGTGAATCTAATGATGTAATCCAATCTTTATTAGGGAAGACAGTGAAATTAGAACCGACAAAAGCATCATTCAATAATTTCATACCCTTTGCTACATTAGAAATAAAATTAGAAATGTCATTTCCACTTATATTTAACCCCGATGAATTTTTTAATACATTGGAAAATATTGATAATGCTGTTCCAACACCTTCTGCCCATTCCTTTGTTGGTCCACCAGAATATTTACCTGATGAAAGTATATTTGCAGAATCTACTATTGAATTAGCAACTAATTTCATACTAAGAACACCAAATCCAATTGGTACAAACCCTAAACCAGCAATAATCATAATTGGTGCGAATGCTGACATAATTGAAGCAACACCTGCTACCCATTCAGTTGAAGGACCACCTGTATATGTACCTTTTGATAATATATTTGCAGAATCTACTATTGAATTAGCAACTAATAATATACTTGCTACACCTAACCCAATTGCAATAAATCCAACACCCGCAATAATCATAGCTGGTACGAATGCTAACAATGTTAAAGCTACACCTTTCGCCCAATCGACTGTTGGTCAACCTGTATATTTACCTGCTGAAAGTATATAACTTGTAGCAACGATAGAAGCAGCGATTAACGGAATAATTGCAATACCCGCATAAAACAATGGATTAGCTGCTATAAATGATATTGCAAATGCTGCTAAACCAAATGCCAATAAACTTAAACCTGCCCCACCAGCCCATTCTAACGATGGGTATTTATCATATTTTCCTAATGATAAAATCCAACTTGATGCTGTGATAGCTGTTGCAATTAATACTATTGCTAAACCTGCTTTTAATATAGAACTTGCACTTATATTAAATTTACTTATTACAAAAACGACTGGTAAAAATGCTAATATAGCTACACCCATTGCTAATGAATTACCCATCAATGTAGATGAATTCATTGTTAATGGTTTAAATGATGCTAAAATATATGAAGATGCTACTAATGCAGCACTTACTAATACAATGGTTAGACCCGCTTTTAATATATCAGTTGTGCTTATCCCTAATTTAGAAATTTGCCATGCTAATACACCAAATCCTGCTGTCATTAATGCTATAATACTTCCCGTAATTAGAACATCAGTCGGATTTTTTATTGGTGAAAATGCTTGTAATATCATACTTGATATTACAATAGCACCCATAATAATAGGTATTATTAATGGTAATAATAAAATATTTTTTAACATTTTTGAATCTGATAAATTCTGTCCTTTAAGACCATTTAATAATAAAAATGTTGTAAGTCCTAATATACCACCAATTGCTAATGCACTAAGTCCTTGTTGTAATGATATTGGTTGTACTAATTTTAAAAGTAAACTTGATAATGCTATTGATGCTGCTATCATTGGTAATATCAATGGTAGTAATAATATGTTTTTCAATGTCTTTGGATTTGATAAATCTTGACCTTTAAGACCTTTTAATAACAGATATGCTGTTATTCCTAATATTGCACCAATTGCTAATGCTGTTAAGCCTTGTTCTAATGTTATTGGTTGTGTTAATGAAAGTATGAAACTTGATAAAACAATAGCTGATGCTATTATAGGTAGTATTATAGGTAGCAATAGCATATTCTTTAATACTTTTGGTTTTGATAAATCAAGATGTTCAACTGCTTTAAATAATAGGAATACAGCGACACCTAATGTTGCAGAAACAGCTAAAATACTAAATGCTGTAATCAAACTAATTGGTGCAGTCCATCTTAAAATTTGACTTGAAAGCATTATAGCCATTGCCATTATAACCATAAGACCACTAACTGCTACTGCTTTTTTAGTTGTCATACCTTTTATATTACTTAACTTTTCAAATGCAATTGCAATAGTATAAATTGCTATACTAAGTGCTAAAACTGATAATGGATCAACCTTACCAATTATTTTAAATGCCATGCCAATAGCTAAAACACCAACTGCGATTAGAAGAATAAGTTTAACACCATCAACTACTTTTTTAGTGTTCCCTTTATCAGATGTTTGTTGAAAAACACCACCTTCTTTTGCTTTACGTGCTTGCTTTACTTCTGATAAAATTTCTTTTGTTCTACTATCAATTCTACCAGTTGTTTCGGATAACACTTTTATTTCTTCTGAAATGGTTTTTAATCTTTCACCATCCATAGAAGCAGACATTTTATTCACTGCATCACCACCTTTTTCATGTTGTTTCTTTAGTAATTCAACTAAATTTTCCAATGAATCAGTAAAATTTTGTAAATTATCAATAAAATCTTTTTCTATTTTAGAAGGCATGTGTTATTATTGTTTTTGTTTTTTCAAGAGTAATATTCTATCTTTGAATATTTTAATAGTATCTTCAAGTGTTTTTATTTCTGCTGTAATATTATCCATTGAAGTTTTTATAGATTTTTTCTTTGCCTCTAATATTTTTTTATTATCTTCGGTGAATCCTTGTACTTGAAGGTTTTGAAGCATTTCTAAGTTAGCTTCTAATTCTTTTTTCTTATTTTCTATATTTTCTTTTGTGTTTTCAATCTGTGTATTAGTATCTTCAATCTGCTTAAAATCAATATCAAGTGCCATATTATCCATAACACCTTGTTCCTCATTACCTTCACAAAATAGATAATATTGTTTTATATGTTTCATTATTTATATATTTAATTTTTAATAATAATTTTCATTATTAAGATAAGACTTTATTTAATTCAGTTAGCATATTTACAATTATTTTATCTGAATTGAAAATTCTAATATAATTAATAATATCAGCAGTTGCTTGTTTTAGTATTTTGTTACTTTTAATATCACTTGTTTTATTTAATACTATATTTTTTATTAAATCATCATATTTAATAAAAATATTTTGTAATAATACTTTTAAACTTTTTTTGAGTAATTCATCTTGAATATTATCGTTTGCTATTCTAACTGTTTCTATATAAAATTTCAACGTGTTTATTTTCTTTGTTAAATCTGGTTGACTATCATTTTCAGATAATTTACTTTCTATGTATGGTGATAATGATAATATTTTATTTTCTTTATCCTTTATTGCTCTAAATTTTTGTGTCATTTCATCATGTTGAATAACACCTAACTTATTATCAGATAAATTTAAATAATTCACATCATCATCTTTATAATTTAACACAAGAATGACATTACCGAGTGAATTTTTATATAATCCTAATTGTTGTTTTTTTGACCTAACACCAGTAAGTTTTTCACTACCTTTTTCAGAAATAATTTCACCTTTATAACCAGATTTATCAATTCTTAATTTATCGCTTATAGTAGTAGTGATATTTTGTTTTGATTTAAATAAATAAAAACCATTTATATCTCTATCACCAAGAATTTCATTTATTTTACTTGCAAAAAAATCTTTTTTATTTTTAAATAATTTAATATCAGATATATTTTTATTTAATAAATCAAAATATTGACTCATTGCATCATCATATCCTACTATTTTATATTGACAAATAGTTATTGGAATTTTATTAATATCAACAATTTCTTTTGTTGACTTTGATAAAATTTGAACTTTAACCCAAAAAATGAAATTTTCTATTGCTTTTGTTTCTTCACTTAATACACTTGGTTCAAATCTAACAACAGCATAATAAATACCCTTGTCTTCAATTTCTTGTTTATCATTAGTATATTCATTATAATATTTATATTTAATATTTTTTAATGATTTTGTAGCATTATTTACAATATTACTCATAGATTTTTTTATTTCTGCTGATGTTGTAACACCTTCATTTAATAAATCATTATTTAAAAAGCTATTATATTCTTTTAACATATTTTTATTGTTTATTTTTGTCCTAAATATTGTTTGAATGTTTCAAACATATCTTTTACTTGTAAAATATCATAGTTATTAAATTTACCAAATGAATCAATAGAAGTTATTTTATATTTAAGTGTACTATCAATAGAAAGGTTTACTTTATAATATTGTTTTTCTTCTTCGAAATGTTCTTGAAATTTATCACCTAATATTCTTTCATATCCATCACCTTTGAATACTTTTATTTTAAAATAGTAACTACTTTTATCAGTCCAATCTATTTTTTCAAATTTTGAAAATAAATACATTAACGATACTTTGTTTGATGCTTCACCTGTACTAAAGTTACCTTGTTTATCTTGGATAATATAAATACCTCTAAGTCCATTTTTATTTGCATCTAAACTACCTTCCATTTTAGGTAATAAAAATTTACTATATTCCTTCTTTATTAAAGATGAAAAATCTGTTTCTTTGAATTCAGCGTTTATTTTAGATAAATCAATTTTACCAAGAATTCTAAATATTTTTAACGTATCTCTTGCTGCTGTGACTCTTCTTAATACATAATAATCATTTCCCGTATCATTTTTATCTTGTTGAAAAGACATATTTAAGATACAATATTCATTTTTATCTATTTTATTTAAATCACTTACAACAGTTGCACTATCGTTAAATAGTTTATTATCACTTGCTGTTTTCATTAGTAATGTATTAGCTAATGCTTTACCTTGACCACCCATAGCATTATTTTGTTTTTTAAATTCTTCTATTTTTGCGGGTGATTCTTCACCTTTAAGTTTATATGGATTTACGGGGTCAGTTACCATAAATTTACCATATAATGCCATAACATCTTCAACAGTTCGTTTCCAATAATTATCTAATTTCCATCTATTTTTATCTGACATTGTATTTGCACCACCACTTGTACCTGGTGTAGCAACACCACCTGCAATAATATTTTCCGCAGTGAGTTGTAATTTTACTAAACTTGGTTTATCTGTTAATACTTCTTTAGTAACTGCGTTTCTAACTTCATCACTTTCAAATTGTTTGTAAAATTCGGGATCATTTAAATCAATTGCTTCACCTTTTTTAGCTAATTCAACTAATTCATCACCTAATCTACTAACAACTGGTTTATGGGTAGTTAATTTTTTATCACCTACTACAACAGCAGCTTTTAATTCAAGTAAAAATTCATCATATGAACTATGAATACTATCTGCTACTACACCAACAGTTTTTCCTGTTGTAGTTACTGGTTTATACGTTGTTAAAAATAAATCTATTTTATCATTCATTTCAAGTAAACTTTTAATATCAACCATGTATTGTTGTTTATCAATCTGTAATTTTAATTTATCTTCAACTTGTTTATTTCTTAATAATTCTTCAATTACATCTACACCTTCAATTTTAAGTGTTTTCATATCACGTTTTAAATTTCGTTGCCAATCTATTAATATTTTTTCGTTTTCTTTACTTAAACCACTTGTATCACATTCTTTTTTGATTTTTTCAAGTACTGTATTAAGATATTCAATATCACCTTTAATTGATGGATCTGGTTCTAAATCAATAGTACCATCTATTATTTGTTGTTCAAATTCATCTCTTTTCTTTTTAATTTCTTCATCGCTTACATCTTCTATTTGAACATCTTCTGTTTCACCTTCTGTTTCATCTTGTGTTTCATCTTGTGGTTGAACATTAGGTTGTGGTAACACACCACCACCGCTTACAGTTGTGATTATTTTATTCACAACTTCAAAAGTTGCATTATTTGCAGGGCAAATATATTTACCATCAACTAATTCGGGTGTTGTTTTTTGAGTGGTGACAGTTGCACCAACTATAAGTTGACTTAAACCTTTTTCAGTTCCATTACTAAATGAAACCATATTATCAAATGCGACTTCTTCTTCCGCTTCTTCTTTTCTAATAACAAACCATTCTTTTACACCTGGTCCTCTAAGATTAGCTTTAATAGTATATCTTAAAACACCATTCATTAATATTTTACCTAATCTTGGTTTTAAAATAGTTTTCATATATACTTCCATACCTTTTCTTTTGATAAATCCGAAAAGTTTAATAACAGCAGAACCAACTAATGTATATTCAGCACCTGCTAAATTACCATGTACGTTAGCAAACATTGTATTTGAATCAACTATACCACCACTACTTGGACCAGCATAAGAACCCGCACTTGTTTTAAAACCATCAGCTTCATTAATTCTTTTATATTTTATAAATTCTGAGTATTTATTTAAATTATTTAAGTTATTCATATTTTATTATAATATTTTTTAATATATTTCTATTCTTGTACCTTTGTATATATATTTTTTTCCACCTACAATAAAATATTCTTCTTCAAAAATAGGGTATTTTTCCTTATTTTTAGTATCATAAATTATTACATCCCTTAAATAAACTTTAAATGAATTACCATCAATTATAATTTGTTTATATAATTCGTATATTTTAAGTTTAGGTAATTCTTTAACTATTTCACTTATAGGTGTTTCTAATATTGGTTCTTTTTCAACAATGATTTCTTGTGGTTCAATAGTTGATTTTTTAATAGTTTTTTTATTAACTGTGTTGTTATTTTTTTCCATAATATTATTATTTTTTATATTTTAAATAATAGATTATATATAAAAATATAATGATGCAAATTTTATATATAAAATAAAATTATAGTACAAACTATGAATATATTGAAATATAATAAGTATAGCTTTATAGTGGATAACTTACCCGAAGAAATATTAAAAGAAAGTACTGAATTTGCGGATATGCAAATGGGTCAAATGCCCCTTGGTGCTGGATTTGGATTTGCACAAGATCCACAAATGTCTATTTATTCAGATGGTAGTAGTCCTTATCTTGATAGTTATGCAAGAATGAGTCAAGTTGTGCAAGATTTAAATAGGGTTATGAAAGACCTATACGCACAAGGTAGTACATCAATAATTGGTCATAAATTAGATTACTTCTTAGAAGACTTAGAAGAATACCAAAATTTAAAAATATTAAGAATTTTCATTAATAATACATTGAATGTTGATGTATTTATATCATTTGAATTTATGGAAGAAGAATTTTTTGGGGTTTATCGTAATTATAATGGTTTAAATAAAACAAAATTATCAACTGATCTATTTACAGATCCAAGATTCGGTTATATAGATGTAGAATATAAATTAAAATTAAGTAATTATTTATATAAAATTTTATTTAATTGGTTTGTTCCTGATAATGGTGATTATGTTGTTTTAGCAGATGAATTAAAAGTAAAAGATGCATTGGGTAATAATACTATATTTAAAAAGGGAAAAATAATAACTATTAAAGGATTTAATTTAGATGTAGACAATCAACCATTTTTAATAATACACAGTAATGAAAATGTTTTCAAAATAGTTGATAACGACTTCTTCTATTTTAAATATAGATGTAAAAAAAGAGATTAATTAAAATGGTTAAGAATTTTGAAGATTATATAGTAGAAAGATTTTTATTTGAAGAATTTAATTTAAATAGTATTGACTTTAATACTGATATTAGTTTAAATGAAGAATTTAATATAAGTAATTTAAAAAACTTTAATAAAGAACAATTAAAAAACATATTCAATAAAACTTTTAATTTACTAACATCTGTAAAAGACTTAGGAAGAAGGAAAAATATTATTAAATTATTATTTATAATTTATGTAACATCTACAATGGGATTCACTTCAATAGAAAAAATTAATGCAACTAATGTAATAAATGATAAGGAAATAGAAAAAGTTGCACAAGATGAACATATAACATTAAAATCAATATTTAAATTCTTTGATTTTTTTAGTCATCATAAAGAACCTAATGTAAAAGCACCAATTGTATATAAAGAAAAAGACCCACAACACCTTACTATTTCTGAAAATGGAATTGATTCTATTAAACAACACGAAAAATTAAAATTAGTAGGATATAGTATAGGTGATGGTAAAGTAACAATAGGATATGGACATGCTGAACCAATAAAAAAATCAAAATTTAAAATAGGTCAACATATTACCGAAGAAAAAGCTGATGAATTACTTAGAGCTGACTTGAAAGTAGCAGAAGATGGTGTTAAAAGAATGTTTGACCAATGGAAACAAGAAGGAACTGACATGGAAATAACACAATCTATGTATGATTCTATGGTTTCTATGGTATATAATATGGGTGTTAGTGGTTTCAGAAATAGTGAATTTACAGATGTTTTAAAAACAGGTGATTTTATCGCTGCTGCACAACTTATACCATCTACCAGAAACAGTGGAAAGTTTGGTGGATTGAATAATAGAAGAAAATCTGAACAAGAAATGTTCTTAGCACAAATAGAAACTGACAAAAAAGATGCAAGATCATGATATATAACTTATATACTATTTATTTATAATATATTTCTTCTTTTATTTTGTAGTTTCATTTTTTATTATTATCTTTGTATTCTAAATTTAAAACCAAAATATGAATAAGAGCAAAGAAAAAAGAAGTATTGCATTAATGTCGGTTTTTGCATCAGCATTTTTAACTATTTTTAAATTGATTATTGGGTTAGTTACTGGTAGTTTGGGTATATTGTCAGAAGCATTACATTCTACCTTAGATATGGTTGCAGCTATTGTAACATATATTGCAGTTCGTGTGTCAGATAAACCAGCAGATACTGAACATAACTATGGACATGGTAAAATAGAAAATCTATCAGCTTTAATTGAAACCGTTTTATTACTTATAACTTGTGTATGGATTATAAATGAAGCTATATCTCGAATTATGTCGGGGAATACCCATATTGAAATAAGTATATGGAGTTATATTGTTATTGTAACATCTATTTTAGTAGATTATAATCGTGCAAAGAAATTACATAAGATAGCAAAGGAAACGAATAGTCAAGCATTAGAAGCTGATGCATTGCATTTTTCAACTGATATATTAAGTTCATTTGTAGTTTTAACAGGATTAATTCTATCTAACTTTAATTGGTACTTAGCAGATTCAATAGCAGCATTAGGGGTTGCGTTAGTTGTTTTAGGTGTATCTTATAACTTAGGTAAAAGAGCAATTGATGTTTTATTAGATAAAGCACCAAAAGATAGTAGAAATATAGTTAAAAACTATTTGGATAATAATATTGATATTATGTGTTATCACGACCTTAAATTACGTTCAGCAGGTGCAGATACCTTTATTAAATTTGACTTGCATTTAAACCCACGTATATCAGTATCCAACGGTCATAAGATATGTGATAAGATAGAACAAGATTTACATGATATAATTCCAAGGAGTGAAATATATATACATGTGGAACCACATACAGAAGAACATATTAAATCAGAAAACAAAAAAGACTATTAAACAATAGTCTTTTTTTTATATATAAAAGAAAAAATATTCCTATGATAACTGATTTTAATATGTTCATTAATGAAGGACATAACGAAATAGATGAAATATATTTATTAGCTGACCAAGTTATTACTTATTTTGGTGAAAGAAGTTCTGTTTTTTATAAAGAACTAAAAGAAGATGATTATATAAGTAAGAATTTAATTGATATGATATATAATCCAAGTGATTATAAAATACTTATTCCATTTATCACAGAATTTGAATTAGTAATTGAATTTAGTAAAATTGACAGTGAAAGAAATGTTGCAGTATTTATGGAAGAAGGTGAAGATGAATATGAAGATAAGGGTTCAATAGTAGTAAATATAAAACTTGAACAATTTAATAAAAATCTACAAATATGTCGTGTTAAATATAAAACACCTAATGATATTCTTAAAAATGCATTATCAATGACATATAGAAAGGTGTTAGCACATGAATTACAACATGCTTATGATTATTTTAGGTCGAAGGGAAAGTATTCAAGAAATAAAAAGACTGATGAATATAGAAAAGAAGTAGATGAAAGGGGATTAGAAACAAACAAAATAGCACAGGAATTATATTTTAAACTTCCACATGAACAATGGGCAAGATTTACTGAAACAATAGAAGATTTGGATTTTAATGCTGATTTTAAGGACGTAATGAATCAATTCAAGAGTAAGTTCCGTAAGTATAACTTATTGTCTGAAATGGAGAAGAATAGACTAACTAAAGCACTGTATAAATACTATGATGAAAAGAATGATAAATAAAAAAAGGGAAGTTAAATACTTCCCTTTTTGTTTTCATAGAATTTACTGAAATCATTCATAATATCTTCTTCATTCCAAGATAAAATATATCTTTCAAAGTTTTCAACACATTTTTTAAATTCTTCAATATAAAATCCCAATTCCTTACCTTTTAATTCAGGATGAATATTCATAATCAATTTACCGTTGAATTTTTCCTTGATAGCAGTATTAATCCTATCATTTTCTTTTAATTCTTCGATTCTACCGATTAAATTAGATTCAGGGAAGAAGTCATTGATTATTTGAATATATTGATCCCTATCTTCTAAGAATTGATAATTCTTATCAATATTATTGTCAGCAATATATACTAAAAATTCATTATAAGACTTTCTACGTCTGTTTCTTTTTCTATCAATCCTATTTAAATTATCAAATTGAAAAACTTCACTGTTAAAGTATTTAGATGTGAAGATAAAATCAAAAATTTCTTCGATGTCATCAAACCCTTGTGTGAACCTTTCGTAATCATAATTCAAAAATTCAAAGATTTTTTTAGCATCCTTAGAAATAATAATATTATCATTTAATGTGTCATTAATCCCTCTAAAAGGAAAAATTAAACCATTAGGACCATACTTCAATCTAAATTTGTGACAAGTCTTACCAACTACATTAGAAAATGGGTCATAAGAATACCAAACTTTTGCGATATCCCAACTATCATTATCAATTAAGATGAAGTCAATTTGGAATTGGTCATAATCAAATGAAATAGTTCTATCATTTGGACTAAGAGATGTAGGATTGAATTGTTCGATTATAATACCAAGCAATTTTTCCTTTGGTAGATTATCATTTTTAATCAAAATATCCATATCACCATGTGTCGGTTTATTACGGAAACTTTTAGTTAAAAAGTAATCAATACCTAAACCAATAAGAATTGGTTCAATTTTACTGAAAATTTCATTGAATTGTTCAGTAGTTTTTCTTTCTGTTACGAAATTTAATGCATTACCACCCATAGACGTTAATTATTTGTTTTTGATAGGTTATTTGAAAACGTAAACCTATACAACGTCCACCACCCTTTTTAAAGTTAAAGGGAACTTTTCTCATATTTTATTTTACTATAAATTTAACACCATAATGACTACCTTCTTTAATCGTATCACCACCCCGAAAAGGAACATATTTATCCCAAGTATCAAGAATATCAACATTTGGAAAATTATCTTTTAATTTTTCTGATATTTCAATTGATGAACTATCTTTCCAAAAAAATGATTTACGTAATGTGTAAGCACCTTTGTATTTACTAAGTGTATCACACGGAATACCTTTTGATTTAATATCTTCTTTTGTCATAATTATTAGTTTTAATTCTATACAAAGATAATATAAAATATTGAATTACAAAACTTTTTTAACTTTTTTAACTTTTTTATTGAAAAATTCCACAACACGTTCAGTTTCAAGAATATAATCAAATTCTAAATTATCACTATATGCACCAAGTTTAGCAAATAATTTAACTGTTATATATTCATCTTTCAAATCAATTATTTCCAAATTAAATTCTGCATCAATCGTATCAAAATCGGGTATATCATCTAAGTAATAATAATGATAAACATGTTTACCAAAATCAAAGATTGTATTTAGTTCACTTCCTTCCCAATTTTCCATTTTTAACTGATGCTCTTTTATCAGTTCAGGAAATCTTGGATTTTTTTTGGAACACCCTGTTGTAGTAGAAATATAAGCAGAAATTTCACATGATTTAATATATTCCATTATATTATTAATAACATCTGTTTTATAAATGTTACCCTCTATAATATTTCCAATACTATATAATTCAGCTAATTCTGATTGGTGTTTAACCTTTATATTATCTATTTTTTCTTGTAATATTATACCTTTAGAATATAAAGATAACACAAGTGAAATATCATTTTTTAATTTTTCTGAATCCATATTATTTAATTTGTTTTTGTGTAGTGATAAATACTGTAAATGATGAAACACCATCCTAAAAACGTCCAATCATAATGAATTAATATACAACCTATTGTGAAAATAGGAAAAACTATTAATCCAATAATGCATAAAATAAAAGTAATCATAGCTATAAAAGCATTTATTAATAGTATCATCTTAATAATTTTGGGTTACGATAAGTTTATACATTGGGTTATAACTACCTCTATGTTTTCCACATGAAGAAGCTCTTTTTGGTAATCTATTTTTGTAATATTTTTCACCACAACACGGACAAGATAAAGTGTATTTAGAAATAGCTTGTTGGTGCATAGTTCTACCTTCTTTACCACCTTCATATTTATCTGATTCACCAACTCTTTTACCATCACCACCGAGTTCAATGCATTTACGACTCCATACATAATCGTGTCCGTGTCCTAATGTCAAAGCATGTGCAATTTCATGTAAAATAGTCATTCGTATTGCTTCATCTGTCATCACTGGAACCATTATAGAAGAAAGTTGAATTTCTTTCTTTTTATAACTACAAAGACCGAATGAACCTTTTCTTTTATTGAAAGATACTTTCCATAAACTTAATACATCATGTACATGTAATAACTCTGTTGATAGAACTGCTGCTTCGTTGATAGTCATATTATTTTGTTTTGATTAGACTACAAAGATAGTATAAAGATTTGAATTATCAAACTTTTTATATACTTTTAACAGTTTAATCTTCTAAAACTATTACCTTATAATTTAATATATTTCTTGGTGAACCTTTTTCTGTAATAACTTTCTGTAATGTTATTAAAAATTCTTGGTTAGTTAAGTTAAAACGTTCAATAACATATGCTTTAACCAATATCTCTTTTGTATCACGGTGCGTATCCCATATTTCGAATGCTATATTATACTTACCATCAAAAACAATAGTAGGTTTCATAATATCACCATAATCTAATTCGTTTAAATAATCATCAAATGATGTTATAGTTTCCACTATATTATCACGAAGCATATTATCGACATATTCAGATAATAACAATAAATGTTTTTTCGATAAATCGTTTTTAATTATTTTTTCAATAATTTCTGACTTCATTAATTTAATTGTTTTCATAATAAATTATTTTACATATTATCTAAATAATCTTTTAAAATTTTTACACCATTAGTTGCTGTTTCTTTTATTTGTGTGAAATTATCAAATTGTGGAAAATCAACACCTACTTCTAAATATTTTGGATCAATATAAAAAACAGGTATATCAGTATTAGCACAAAATACTAAATTTGCTGCTGGGTAAACTTTCAAAGAAGTTCCTATGACAACCAATATATCAGCTTCTTGTGCAAGTTTTTCAGCTATTCCCATATTAGGAACTTGTTCTTCAAACCAAACTATATGTGGTCTCAACAACCATCCATCAGGACATGTTGTTTGAAGTGTTAAAACTTCATCTTCCAACCAATCAAAAACCTTACCTGTCGTATATGAACGTTTCTTTGTAAGTTCACCATGAAGATGTAATACCTTTGTACATCCACCTCTTTCAAGTAAATCTGAAACATTTTGTGTTACATGATATACATCATATTCTTTTTCTAATTCAGCGAGAAAATAATGTGCTTCATTTGGTTGTGCTGCATACATTTGTTTATGACGTTCATTATAGAAGTCTAATACTAATTGTTTATTCATCCTCCAACCAGTAAGAGTTGCAACGTCTTTAACATTGTATTCTTCCCACATACCCGATGAATCCCTGAAAGTTTTAATTCCACTTTCAGCATCCAATCCTGCACCTGTAAATACTACTATTTTTTTCATCTTTTTAATATTTTATTAATTTTAATTTGTCTTTCTATTATATTTTTTTCTTCAATATCATCTAATATGTATAATATTTTTTTTTCATCATCAAGAATTAAAAGATTTATATCATACCTAAATACATCAGTTGGTAAACCATCTTCTTCATAATATGGTAGACCATCACGTTTGTAATATGGTAAATCAACATTAATATTACCTCTTTGATGTATTGCAACCTCTATCTTTTTGAAACTAAATCTTCTATGAAATCTATTAGATATATAAACTAAAAAAGCAGTAAACAATAGATGTTCACCGTACTTTTCATATGTGTATCCATTAAATAATTCAATATTAGAATTAAGTTTATACATACCATACATACCACATGATTTTTTCTTTTGTAAGATTTTATATTTTATCATTATTAATTTTAAATTTCAGCAAAGATAAGTAAAAAAAATTACATACACAAGTAAAACATTATTTATTTTATGTACTACAATGAAATATGAAAATAATAAAAAGATTTAAGTTTAAAAGAAGAATTGAATTTGGACAGTTATTACCTGTTCAATATTTATATTTCAAAAAATATAATAAAACTAATAACTTTTTAATATTTTTGGATATAATAATATGGGTTATACCTTTTGGGTTAGTAACATCATTATTTATAATAAATATTTTAGAAACTATAAAAACAAAGAAAAATGATTAAATTTGATTTAACGGAAAAAGAAGAACAATCTATTAATATATGGATTGAAGAACAAAAGAAAAAGAAAGAAAAAGTAACTACAATTGGTGGTAGGTTTACGTATTGTTTTTCACCTAATAGTGTGGGAATGGGTGTAACTGTCATTGATAATTTACTTGGTGATAAACTTGATGCAACTGACTATGATTGTTGGTAAATAAACAAAAATAAAAATATGTTAGAAAAACCAATAAATTTATCAATAGATAAAGTAGAAACTTTAGGTTTTATAAGAAAAACTATGGTTAATTTTATAAATAAAGAAATAACAGAAATAGAAGCACTTAAAGAAATAGGAAAATATGTAAATTTAACAAAAGAAGACATTGAAAATATAAAATAAAAATAAAAATAAAAAAATGTATAAGAAAAAAGTAAAGATTTTTAATAAGAGTAATAATGAAATTCCAAATTATCAGACAGAATTTTCTGCGGGTGCAGATATTAGAGCTGATTTTTCACATGTAGTAGATGGTAATTTTGGTGGGGATAAAACAACTTTTGTATTTGATAGTGAAACAAATATTGTTACATTACAAGGTAATGGTGGTAGAATATTAATACCAACTGGATTATTTGTAGCAGTACCTGATGGTTATGAACTACAAATTAGACCACGTAGCGGTTTAGCATTAAATCATGGAATTACGGTATTAAATTCACCAGGTACAATTGATTCAGATTATAGAGGTGAAGTTTGCTTAATTCTTATTAACACAAGTAATAAAGAATTCTTAATTAAGGATGGTGAAAGACTTGCACAAGGTGTTTTAAATGAAGTAAGACAAGCAAATTGGATTGAAGTAACATCAGTTGAAGAATTAGGTGAAACACTTCGTGGTAGTGGTGGATTTGGACACACAGGAAAAAAATAATTATGAAAATAAATCAATATGAATTTCCAAAAACGCTGTTCGAAACAGCAGCGTTTTTTAAATTACCTAAAGTTTGGTGGTATCTAAATGACAATGTTGGTATGTCATCAGAAGAAGGTATTTTATCACTTGGAATAACTATGTTAGATTTAACCAATAAAAATTCAGCTTTAAGAAAATGGTTTGAAGAAGAACTATGTATTTTTAATGAACAATTTATGATTATGTTCATAAATGATTATATTAAAAATATAGAAGATTTTGATATTAAATTTCATACACTAATGTATCAAAAAGCTATGTCACAACTTGACCCAACTTATATACTAAAGTTAAGAAGTTTAAAATTAAAAAGAATAATAAAAAAATATGGAAAGAACTAATATTGAACTAATATTGAAAAACACTTTAAGAAAAGAAGATTTTAATGATGATTTAAAATATGAAATTGCTTCATTAGAACTATTAGGTAATGCAATTGAAGAAGTTAAAGTAATGTTAGATAGAGATATTAAAATAAAAAAAATAATGGGGAATATTAATGGAAGAACGGATTGTTGATGTAGTGGATAGCTATATCATATATATAGAAGATTGTGGGTATTATGCAGAAAAGCAAAACACACCTAAATGGAATTTTACAGAAAATTATCAATTTGCTAAAAAATATAAAACAAAAAAGAGTGCATATCACAGTTTATTAAAACACATAGGAAGTAATGAACAATATAATAAAAAAAAAGTTTTTGTTCAACCGTTGACAGAAAGAAGAATTATTGAATATAATATGAATAACATGGAAGAAGTAGATATAAAATATGAACCGAAAAATATTGTAAAATTTACTGATGCTATTCTTAAAGTGAATATTGAAGTTGTAAGTATTGATGATGAATTTTGGGGTTAAATAAATAATAGTGAAAGAATTTTAAACAAATACTTAAATCTACGATATAATAAGTATATAAATAATAAATAATAAGAAATATGGAAGTAAAGATGGAAGTGAAGTTTGATTTTAATGATATTTTAATAGCACCTGCTGTGGTATCATATATTGAACATCGTAAAGTGATTAATATTTTAGATGAAAATGGTATGCTACCAATATTCACTGCACCTATGATTGATGTAGTTAATGAAGAAAATAGTGAACTTTTTAATGAAAATGGTGTTTATTCTATTATACCTCGTAAAAGTGAATATAATTTAAACGACTTAGTAACTAATAATCCTAAAAAGTTTATTGCATTAGGATTAGATGAATTTATTAATATTTTAATAGAAGGTGATGAATTAAATATAACAGAAAATAATAAAGCATATATTCTTATTGATATTGCTAATGCTCATATGATTAAATTGGTAAAAGCAGTTAAAAAAGGTAAACTTAAATACGGTGAAAATTTAATAATAATGTGTGGTAATATTGCAAATCCACGTACATATACAGTTCTTTCTGATGCTGGTGCTGATTATATTCGTCTTGGAATTGGGAATGGTTCTGCTTGTTTAACAACCGAACAAAGTGCAATTGGTTATCCAATGGCATCTTTGATTGCAGATACATACAAAGAATCATTAACAGTAAGAAAACCCGCAAAGATTATTGCTGATGGTGGTATTAAAAAATATTCTGATGCTATTAAAGCACTTGCACTTGGTGCAGATTATGTTATGCTCGGTGGACTTTTAAATAAAACAATAGAAAGTGCTGGTGAATGTTATTTTCTTGATGATACACAAACACAAGTATCATATATTAAAATATCAAAAGAAGAAGCAGTAGATAAATATAAAAATGGTATAGATGTTTATAAACAATATAAAGGTATGAGTACTAAGGAAGTACAACGATTACTTGGTAATGATATTCTTAAAACATCAGAAGGTATTGTTAAATATAACAAAGTAGAAAATACATTACCTGGATGGATAAAAAACTTTAATGATTACTTAAAAAGTAATATGAGTTATTGTGGTAGAAGTGAAATAAAAGATTTTATAGGAAAAGTTGAATGTATTATGATTACTTATAATTCATTTTTAAGATATAATAAATAAATAAATATATGGAAAAATTTAGTAAGTATGTATGTGTTAAAGAAAGTGATTCTGAAAGATGTGAATTAATTTATGTTGATTTTAAATATGATGGAACAGAAATTAATAGCATTTCACCACCTTATGTTTTCACAAAAGTATGTGTATTAACACAGACAAATAAAAGAAAGGTAAAAAAGTTGTTGGTTGGAAGAATAATTAAATTATCATCAATACATTATGATAGTTTAGATGAATCAGTAAAAACACGTTTAACTGTTAATGATGTTGATAGTAGAAAACTATATTCAAAGGTAGCTGCATGTAATGCTTTAATTGCTGTTGATAGTAGAATAGGTCCATGTACCAATATGTTAGTGTCAAAAGAAAATTATAAAAAATATGATTTAAAAACAGTTTGTGAATCATTTAGATATAATGTTATGTTTGATGATAGTGTTGAAGATATATACTTATATAGACGAAATTCAGTGGATCAACCAGGTCTATTATTAGTTTATTGTGATAGTAAATATGATTTTATTGAATCAGGTTATTTCCCCGAAAAAAGTTTTATTAAAATAAAATTATAAAAAAATATCCATATCAACAACGATATGGATATTTTTTTTTACAAACATCAAACTTTTATCATTTAAAAAACTATATGATGTAAACAATTAAAATAATAATAAAAATGAATGTACTAAGTTTATTTGATGGGATGTCGGTTGGACAAGTAGCTTTAAAAAAAGCAGGTATAAATTATGATAGTTATCGTGCATCTGAAATAGATAAATATGCTATTATGGTTACTAAAGATAATCACCCTAATACGATTGAAATAGGTGATGTTAAAGAAGTAAATGGTTATACTTTACCTAAGATTGATTTAATGATAGGTGGTAGTCCATGTACTGATTTTTCTTTTGCTGGACGTGCAAGGGGTATGATAACTACTGATAAGATAGAAATTACTGATTTGGATACTTATCTTCGTTTAAAAGCAGATGGGTTTGAATTCACTGGACAAAGTTATTTGTTTTGGGAATATATTAGAATAATGAAAGAAGTTAAACCCACTTATTTTTTACTTGAAAATGTAAGAATGTCTGCAAAATGGAAAAAAGTAATTTCAGATACATTGGGTGTAGAACCAATTAAAATTGATTCACGTTTAGTTTCCGCACAAAAAAGAACAAGATTATATTGGACTAACATACCTAATGTAACAGTACCAGAAGATAGGGGTATATTATTGAAGGATATATTAATTCCAAGGACTGATTCACTATTAGATTTAGAAATACCAACAGAAGCACGTGTAAATTATATTGCAGGTAGAATGAAAAAAGGATTTGTTTCTAAAATGTTTAATACACCTGAAACAGAAAAAGCGGAATGTATTGTAGCAACATGCTATAAAAATATGAAAGACCATGTGTATCAAGATGAAGATGGTTTAAGGTTTATGAGCTGTGTAGAATTCGAAAGATTACAAACTTTACCTGATAATTATACTAAATGTGTAAGTAAAACACAACGTAGAAAAATGTTAGGAAATGGATGGACTGCTGAATCAGTTGCACATATCTTTAGTTTTTTACCAAAAACATTTTGATAATTAAAAATTTTATACTATCTTTGTAAAAAATAATAAAATTATGGGTTTATATAAAGATAAAATGGTCGAAGATGTATCAACATTAATTGATAGATTAGAATATCTAAAAACTTTTTTAGAAGAAAAAGTTACAGATGAAAACGAATTGAAAGTTATAGATAGTATGTGTGTTGCATATACTGATATACAACTATTAAGTAGCAAATTAAAATATAAATAAAATGAAAATATTTTTATATACAACAACGACTGGTGATAGATGGGAAATGTGTGGTGGTAGTTATTTAGTAATAGCAACTGATTTAAAACACGCAAATGAATTAATAAAAGTAAAGGTTAAATCATATGAAAAGGTTACATCTTGTGCTGAAATTAGTTTGGATATTCCGAAAGTCATAGAAATTCAAGAATCAATAGTAGAATAACAAATTAAAATATAAATAATGAATGTATTAAGTTTATTTGATGGTCAGTCATGCGGTCAAATCGCATTGAACAGATTAGGTATTAAATATGATACGTATTTTGCATCTGAAATAGATACAAATGCGATATTAGTTACCCAAGATAATTACCCTAAGACCAAGCAAATTGGTGATGTTATGAAAGTTGATGGGTATACTTTACCTAAAATTGATTTAATGTTCGGTGGTAGTCCGTGTACTAATTTTTCTTTTGCGGGAAAAAGATATGGTATGGTTACAGAAGAATCGGATGTTGAAGTAACAGATTTAGAAACATATCTAAAATTAAAAGGTGAAGGATTTACTTTTAAAGGTCAATCATTTCTATTTTGGGAATATGTACGATTACTAAAAGAAGTTAAACCAAAATATTTTCTTTTGGAAAATGTTGTGATGGTTAAGAAATGGGAAAATATTATTTCTGAAACATTGGGTGTTAAACCTATTTTCATTAACAGTGCATCGGTATCAGCACAAGATAGAAAACGTTTGTATTGGACTAATATACCAAATGTTCAACTTCCCGAAAATAAAAATATTCATCTTGAAGATATTCTTGAAGATGAACCAGACGAAAAATTATTTTTAGCTGAAAAATTATATGAACGTTATATGATTAACCGAAGTTTTGTGATGGATAAAACAAAAAGTTGTGTCATTGGAAAATTATCAGTACATCAAGGTGATAGGGTTTTTTCACCTTATTGTAAAGGAAGTTCATTAAGTGCAAGTGGTGGTAATAATGCAGGTGGTAGTTGTAATATTATAGAAGATACTAAAGCAGGTCCTTTAAGGTTACGTAGATTAAGTGTAATTGAATGTGAACGTCTTCAAACTGTTCCTGATAACTATACTAAAGCTGTATCAACAACAGGTAGATATAAAATGCTTGGTAATGGTTGGACTGTCGATGTTATAGCACATATTTTTTCACATATAAAAATATAATTAAACATGAATGTATTAAGTTTATTTGATGGTCAATCATGCGGTCAAATCGCATTGAATAGAGTAGGTATTAAATATGATAAGTATTTTGCAGCAGAAATAAATCAAGATGCAATGTTTATCACACAAACTAATTATCCAAATACCGTACAATTGGGTGATGTAACTAAAATCGAAGGATGTAATTTACCTACAATTGATCTATTAATTGGGGGCTCGCCATGTCAGGGATTTTCTTTTGCGGGTAAACAGTTAAATTTTGAAGATCCACGTAGTAAATTATTTTTTGAATTCATTAGACTTAAAGATGAATTAAAACCTAAATATTTTCTTTTGGAAAATGTTGTTATGAATAAAGAATATGAAAATATAATAACACAATATTTAGGTGTTGAACCAATATTAATAAATTCAAATGTAGTATCAGCACAAAACAGAAAACGGTTATATTGGACTAATATACCTAATGTAACAGTACCCGAAGATAAAGGTATTACATTACAAAGTATTTTGAATGATGGTATAACAGACAAAGATAAAGCATACTGTTTAACATTACATGCTGGTACATTAAGGGATTACTTTAAAAAAAGTCAATCTAATGTCGTTTATATACCAAATGAAAATGGTAAATATGAAGTTAAAGAAGGTAAAATTAATATGTCCTTTGCAAAAGGTAAAAATCCAAATGAAGTTTTTAGGTTTAATACTAAAGTACCAAATGGGAAATATGATTTTAGAATATTAACTGTTTCAGAATTAGAAAAATTACAGACAGTACCAGAAGGTTATACGCAATGTGTAAGTTACGGACATAGCATGAACGCATTAGGAAATGGTTGGACTGTTGATGTTATTGCACATATTTTTAAAAACATAGAATTATAATGAATATATTAAGTTTATTTGATGGAATGTCAAATGGTCAAATTGCACTAAATAGGGTGGGTATTAAATACGATAACTATTTTGCAGCAGAAATTGATAAGTTTGCTATGAAAGTTACACAAACAAACTACCCAAATACAATACAATTAGGTGATGTAACTAAGTTGGATTCAACTAACTTACCTAAGATTGATTTACTAATTGGTGGTAGTCCATGTACAGATTTTTCTTTCGCTGGTAAAAGAATAGGAATGGTAACAAAAGATAAAATAGAAATAACTGATTTAGAAACTTATCTACAATTAAAAGAAGATGGGTTTGAATTTGAAGGTGAATCTTTTTTGTTTTGGGAATACGTAAGATTATTGAAGGAAGTTAAACCAACTTATTTTCTTTTAGAAAATGTACGGATGGTTGATAAGTGGAAGAATATAATAACAGAAACGTTAGGTGTTGAACCGATTTATATTAATAGTAGATTAGTGTCAGCACAAGAAAGAAAACGGTTCTATTGGACTAATATACCCGATGTGACGGTACCAGAAGATAGAAATATAACTATAACTGATGTTGTTGGTGAAGGTTGGTTTTGTGGTGCAATGCGTGGTAGACGAATTGATCCCGATAAAAATTCAAGAAGTGATTATAACAGGGAAATACCTATTAAGCAATATATTGAATGTAGGAGTGATAATAAATCTAATTGTTTGACAACTGTTAGAAAGGATAATGTAGTTGTTAAAAATAAAGGACCACGTAGGTCATTAGACCAAGTTGAATATCGTTGGTTAACACCAACAGAATGTGAAAAATTACAAACTGTTCCACTTGGTTATACATCATGTGTTAGTGATAACCAAAGAACAAGAATGTTAGGAATGGGGTGGACAGTAGATTCAATTGCACATATTTTTTCATTTATAAAATAAATATTTGGTAGTTTAATTTATTTGACATATCTTTGTACATTAATAAAATAATTTAATATATGAAAAATAGAAACATAGAAAGAAAATATTATTCTGTTAGATATGATATTTTGTGTAAACAAGAAAAATTTATGGATAATTTTAAAAGAACAAAATTTGTTTCTGGTTTATTAAGATTTATGAATCCTGGTTATGGTACATGTAAAAAATGTGGATTACCTTGGAATCAGTGTAAAGAAAAAACCGTGCATTATGATGAATATAATGGTATATTTGCAACATGTGATTATTGTTGGTATCATTCAACATTAGATGAATTAAAAGAATACTATACAAGTATATATATTAGACAAACTTTTAAAAATACAACATTGAAAAATTTGTTGGAATGTGTTGAAAAAGAATATAATGAAAAAAAAATGAATAGTTATGAATAATTTAAATTTCTATAAAGAAGATACAAAATGGTATATCACCCTACCTGAATGGGAAGGTGATAAAGCAGACTTAGAAATGGTTTGGGGTGCTAATGAATTATTAGATATTGTTTCTAAATATACTGATAGTGTATCATGTTCGTTTTCAACTAAACCATTTGAAGGTTCTAATATGTTAGAACGTAGATGCATTTGTGCAGAAGAAGATTTACAGTGTCAAGGTGGTCCATCAGAAGGTGCATATTATTTTATAAAAACATATAATGATTTAGAAATAAATTTAAGTATTTGGTTATGTGATGTTACATTATTTGTATTGGGTGAATTTCCAAGCGAACTTTACATTAAAAAAGTTAAACTTCAATAAAAATATTATGATAATTCGTTTTTTTATATTATCTTTGTGAAAAATAAAATAATATGCATACAAAATTAAAATTAAAGATTGATTTATTTACTGATGATATTCCAACTATGATGGATGTTAAACTATTATCTTATATGGTTAAGATTACTGTATTAGTTAAGGATGAACGGTATGAACCATGTGAATTATTAGGTGAATATATTAGATTTAAAGGTGATAAATTATATATAAAATGTATAAAAAATAAAAAACTTGGTGGTTTATTTGACGGTGGACTTATATTACCACATAATGATAAACTTGGATATGGGTTATCAAAATTTTTTGATACCGATAAAGAAAGACATGATTATCTAAAAGATTTATATAATACATTATATGATTGGTGTACTTGCTGGTGGGGTTTTGGGAATGATAGTGATAATAAAATAGAAGTTTCAGATGATGGATGGACAATAGTTTGTAAAAAATCAGAAGAAGAATTTTATGGTTGTCCAATATAACAAAAGGGTTGATTATTCAACCCTTTTTTGTTTATATAATTTAATATATACTATATTGAAAAAATAAAAATTATAAAATGAATTTATTAGAAGGATATAGTGAACATTTATTTCAAATGTTATTAGAAAATGTTAAGGTAAGTGAATTACCATTTATATTAAGTGAAAGACTCAGAAAATTATTAAATGAAATAAATCATCCAATTGCAA